ATTGCACAAAATGAAGCGTTCACAGCCCAGGCGCAGGGACGGCGCGAGGCATACGCCCAAATGCGGGATCAGCCGGATGTGGAGTCGATCACCAAGCGATGGCAGCACGCCAGCCTGAAAGACCCGCGCCCCGATCATCAACGCATGGACGGGACGGTTGTCGGCTTTGACGAGGCTTTCGTCATGGATGACGGGACGCATATGCAATACCCGCACGATCCGGCTGGCGGGGCGGCGCATTCCATCGGGTGCCGATGCACCGTGATTTACGAGCCGAAGTTTCGGAAGGATGTAGCCGAGATAACCCCGGCGGCTGGATATAGTCCAGCTCCTAACATACCTGCGCCAACACATATATTGCCTACGCCCCCAGCGGCTTCGCAGATTTTAACTTCAATTGATGACTATACTATAGTTGGCCGCGAAGGAGACTTTACGTACGCTGAAAATAAGATACCACAGTATCGACCTCGCACAATAGAAAGCGTGCAGCAGGCGTATAATCACGACCTTAGTGTATTAGATGAAATCCGCGAATTCTCGATAGGGAGTGACGTTAAATTCGGAGAGCAAGCATTTTCGCTCGACAGTATATACACGGCGCAATCGACAGTGCGTCTAGAAAACTTACGTCCAATCCTAGAGAACTTTGACCGCAGCATAATAGATGCTCAAAGGCCAAGACTTTTTATTCTTCCTGATGGAACACGCATCTTAAAAGATGGCAACCATAGGGTGAACGCAGCAATGGCAAACGGGGTTACCGAGATGATCTTCGACACCATTGAGTTTACTGCTCGCGCAGGTAGGATGAGCGGCTACGATGCGGAATGACAAACGGTTGCATGTGCAGCGTTATTTACAAACCGAAGTTTCGGAGGGCTGACAAATGAAATCGTTTGAAGCCCAGGTCCGAGATATTGCCAAAATGACCGAGGCCAACCTGAACTACGTCATGAAGTCGTCAATCTCTGACGTTCTGGTAGCGGCGCAAACGACGCAGATCGGCATCGGGCAAGGCGCCACAAGTTTCGAAGTTGGCAAAATCCCCGTGGACACTGCCGAATTGGCTAACAGCCTGACAGTGGACGGGGCTAAGGGGCCGGAAAGCTATGTGGTTGCCATCGCCGGAATGCAGATCGGTGATTACAAGCGGTTTGCATGGACGGCGCCGCACGCAATGCCGGTTGAGGTCGGGACAAGCAAAATGGCTGGGCGGCACTATGTCGGAGCGAACGCTGCGAAGTTTAGCGGGTTCGTGGCCGCCCGAGTTGCCGAGGTCAGGTCATGAACGACGCCGACATCGAAAACGCCATCAAGGCCCGGTTTGCAGGCGGTGCGCTTGTCTGGCCTATCGCATGGCCTAACCAGAATGCGCCGGGCACAGTTCCATTCATTGCGCTGGACATTGTGCCGACAGGCCGGACTGACGACACGCTTGATGGTTCGGTGCCGATTGCGGAGGGCTTTGTCATGGCCCGCGCCGTCATCGGGGAAGGCACCAGCACTTCGGAGGCAAATCGCAAGGCCCACGAAATCACAACCCTATTCCCGCGCGGCCTGCGTATTGCCGTTGCCGGTGGCGGAGAAATCCGCGTCATTAGGCACCCTGAACCGCTTCAAGGTTTCAACGCGGATCGCAAATGGATCAAGCCGGTGCGGATAACCTTCACCGTTTCCTGAAACTGCCCCGCCTTGCGGGCTGACCTAAGCCGGTCGAACAGCGGGCATCCTGAAAACACAAAGCGCACACCCTGGAGGGCCGCTTTGAATTGCCACGAAAGGGCAGCACAATGAGCACTTCAGATATCGGCACGACGCTGGCAATCGCAACCGGCCTGCCCGCGACATTTACCGAGGCGGGCTATGAGGCAATGTCCTGGGTTGTCGTTGGTGGACTGCAAACGGCGGGCCAACTCGGCGGCGACGACGCAACCATTACGGTCAGCGATCTGGGAACGGGGCGGGCGCGGACACTGAAGGGCGAAACTACCGGGGGCGTTGTGCCATTTTCCACGCGCGAGATTCCCGGCGATGCGGGGCAGGTTGCTATCGCTGCTGCTGGCCTGTCGCGGGCTGAGTTCAGCTTCCGTATCGGCGAACCGCTGACGGTCGAGCGGTATATCTCGGGGCCGGTTATGAACTACAAACGCAACGAGTTTTCCGTTACAAGCTACGCCGGTCACACCTTTGCCTGCTCTGACAATTACGGCGTGACTTCGGGCACCTGATCCGACCCGGAATAGGGCGGCTAGGGCTGCGGCGGAGTGGTTCCCCGTCGCGGCCTGCAATGAACCAGAACCGCAGGATCACCAAATGGACTTCGGCAAGTACGACAACCGCGCGGCGGCAGAAGACGGCTTTTCCATGCCGTTGATTGACCCGATCACCGGGGAGCAGATCACTGACGGCAAGGAGTTTCCCGCCGTCATCGTTCGCGGCGTTGCATCCCGGTCGGCGCAAGCGGCTTTGCGCATTCGCCAAAAGGCCAAGATGCGCGCTAGCAAGGCTGGTGATGAGAAGGCCCGCGTGATGGAAGACGTTCACGCCGATCTGTGCGAAGGCGCGGCCCCGTTTGTCATCGGTTTTATTGAGGTCGAGCGTGATGGAAGGCCGCTGACGACATCACCCGAAGACGTGCAGTGGTTTTTCGACCTGACATTCCCAGCGATGGAAAACACCGACGGCGAATGGATTATGGCGAACAATCCTTTCGCAAAGCAGGTAGCTGAGGCGGCGGGAAAGCAGGCCAATTTTTTGCCGAACGCCGGGCAGGGCTGATACTCTGGGCGCGGCAAGCGGGTTGGCTGCATTCGGTTCCGGAAGGCACTAAGTCAACTCGCGCCGATAGAATACCGCCCGAACGCCAAGGGCTGCCCGACCTTGGCCCCGGTGAATACATGACGAGCATGATGTTTGACATTGGCCCGGTCCGGTCATTCGGAATGGGCTTTGCCGCGACCGACTGGCCGGTCATACTGGCCTTTGCGCAGGTTCGCGGTTTAGACGATGATGACACTGACGTTCTAGCTGCGATGTGCAAAGGCTATTGTTCGGCGTTACAGGCCGGGGAACAGCCGCTTTCCATCGCCCCGGTTGACCAGGAAGGATAGCGAATGGACTTTGCAAAGCTGATCCTTGGTGCTGACACGCGGCAACTGCGCACCGCCGTCGCTGACCTGGATAGGCTCGGGGCGGCGGCTGGCCGGGCTGAAGGTGGTGCGGGGAAGGCATCGCGATCTTTCGCGGCAATGGGCCGGGCGGCAGCCATTGCAGGCGCCGCAGTCGCAGCCGCAGGGGCGTTGTTGCTCACGCGGTTTGTTTCGGCCACGGTGGAGGCGGAAAAGGTTCAAGCGCAGCTTGCCGCTGCCATCCGGTCTACGGGCGGCGCTGCTGGGCAATCCATTGAAGACCTGAATGCCAACGCGAAGGCGTTGCAAGCCATCACAGCCTATGGCGACGAGGCTATTGGGGCAATGCAGGGCATCCTGCTGACGTTCACAAACATTCGCGGGGATGAGTTCGACGCAGCCACGGCGGCGGTCTTGAACCTCGCGACGGCAATGGGCACCGATCTTAATTCGGCGGCATTGCAGGTCGGCAAGGCGTTGAATGCCCCGATTGAAGGCATGAGCGCGCTTGGTCGGGCCGGGGTTCAGTTCACAGAAGAACAGAAGGCCGCCGTTGCGGCAATGGTTGCGACAAACGACATTGCCGGGGCGCAGGCGGTCATTCTTGCCGAGTTGGAACGGCAATTCGGCGGGTCTGCTGTTGCTGCACGCGACACACTCGGGGGCGCGCTGGCGGCACTTGGCAATGCGTGGGGCGACCTATTTGAAGTGTCAGGCCCGGCGGCTGAAAACTTGCGCGCTGCCTTTGAACGAATGGTCAGCGCAATAACCAGCCCAGGGTTCGTGGCCGCGATACAGGCTATCGGCATCGCATTATTCAACTTGGCGTCTGTTGCAATCGCGGCTGTGAGCATCGGGGTAGACGGTCTTGTGGCCGCGTTGTCTATTTTGCGCACCGCAATAGATATGCCAGAACGACTATTTCGCTGGATGCTGGATTTAGGCCCGACATCGCTTCAAGCGCAGCGGGCTGTAGATCAGCTCACGCTGGCAATGGGCGATGAGATTACGCAGATTGCTGTGCTGAGTGGGTCCATGTCTGGCGGCATTGAAATGACCCGCAGCATGGCCGAATATAAACTTGGCGAGGCAGAGACGCGCCTTGCTAATGTCGATGCGATGAGGATTGAGGCCCTTGAGCTGATCAAGCAAACGGCGGCGTATCGTCGGGTATCCGAAGACATTCTCTTGATTGAGCAACAGCTTGCCACAATAGCCTCTGAGCAAAACCGCCTTGGCGGAGGTGAGTTTGCGCCGCAAATATACCGAACTGACATTGAAGCGGCATTGCAACTTCTTGGTGAAGCGGTTGCGGCCCAGCGAGAACTTGTCGCCGAAGCTGGAAGGCTATCACCAGAGTATCAGGCTCAGGCGGAAAACATCGAACGAATCCGCGCGGCTATTGCAGCGGCTACCGGCGGAACGGTTGTGTTCGCGGGCGAGGCGGTCACGGCTGCGGATATTGTCGCCCGGCTGGCGCAGGATACGGGCGAAGGGGCGGACGCGGCGCGCGATCTGGCTCTGGCGGCTGGCCAGATCAGCTTTGCCGGGGCGGCATCATCGGCGGCAGGGTTGGCCGCGCAGCTTGGGGTTAGCCTAGGGCTGGCACGGGCTCTGGCGGGAATCGGCGCAAACACTGGCGGTGACAGTGTAGTGTTTGACCCGCGTGACCCGCGCTTTGATGCAGTGGCAGCGGCGCGCGCCCGTACCGCTATTACGATGCAGTCCGTGAGCGACACTGCTGGGTCTGTGTCACCATTTGACCCTGCGCGGATGGAGCGCGGCCTTGTCGGCGGCGGCGGCGGTGGGGGTGGTCAGGTCCGGGACTTGGCCGACGAATACCAAAACCTGCTGGAAACGCTGGACCCGGCGGTTCGCGCGGCAACGGCATTCCGTGAAGCGCAGGAGCTGATCAATGAGGCCCTGGCCGGTGGTGCCATCGGGGCGGAGCAGGCGTCCTACGCCCTCGGGCTAGCGCAGGAGCGGTATGACGACGCAACGGATTCCGCGAACAAGTTTGCCGATGCAACCCACAAGGGCGCGGATGCAATGGGTGAACTCTTCGGCAGCATTCTTGAAGGGTCAAAGTCTGCCAAAGAAGCGTTGATCGGCTTACTCAAGCAAATTGCCAGCGTGCAGCTTCAAAACGCTTTCACCGGCTTTGCCAATGCAGGCGCAGGGGGTGGCATCTTTGGGTTCCTTGGAAACCTGCTAACGCCGATAGGTGCCAACGCCAACGGGACCGATAACTGGCGCGGCGGCCTGACAATGGTCGGGGAGCGCGGTCGGGAACTGGTCAACTTGCCGCGTGGGTCGCAGATCAGCAGCAATATGGATACCGAACGCATGATGGGCGGAAGTGGCGCGGTTGAAGTGCGAGTTATCGGCGGCGACCTGACCTTGAGTGATAGCGGCGCAATCATGGCGCGGGTCCGGGTTGTCGCCAACACCGCTGCGGCGCGGGGTGCACAAGACGCCTTTTCACAACTTGGCAGAACCAAGGCGGGGTGGGCCTGATGGCGGTCAATGTCTACGGATGGCCGCCCGTCAAAGCCGTGGGGCACGAATGGGATTACGTGTCGCCGATCAGCGAGAGTTTTTCTGCATTGACCGGCAAGCGGTACGCATCCGGCAATGGCCCGGAACGCCGGGTGGCACAGATCGTCGTCAGTGCACTGGCCGGGGCGGGGCGCATGGGCGCGGGATATGTTTTGGTCCTGAAGCGGCTTCTGGACGGCGGATCGAATTACGTGCGCCTGACCAGCACCCCGATCAACTGGTATCTGGACGCGCTCGACGAACAGGCCACTCGCGCATCGGTTCCGCTAATGTGGTCGTCTGGCGGCGTTCCGCTATTGTGGACATCGGGCGGCGTTGATCTTTTATGGTACACCGGCACTATATTGACAGCGGTGGTTGCCACGAGTGGCGGGTTCCCGGCGCTGACGGTTTCGGCGCTGCCAATCAATAAACTGGTCGCGCGCCCTGGCGAGTTTATCACGGCGTTCCAAAGCGCAGCCGACTTGATCGGGGAAACGGTGCAAGTGATGGCCCCGGCCTATTCTAATGGATCGGGCGTGGCGACAGTCAGGCTTTACAGTGCATTGTCGGGCGCATATGGTGCAACGCCTTTCCGGGTCAATCTCGGGGCAGCGGAAACGGCAGTCTTTCGGGTGATCGGCGCAATGCCACGGGCAGTGCAGGTTGTGAACGCAGACTGGTCCTATGGCTGGCAGTTTGAGGAAGTCTTTGCGGATGAGGTCGGGGGCTTCACCGAAATCCCGGCTTGGTGGGTGGCAACGTGATCAGGGGCCTATCTGCCGGGCTTATGTCCAGCCTGTCAGGTGCAATGTTCTTCCCCGTTTTGCTGGTGCGGTTGGACTGGCCATCGGGTGAGGTTTTCTTTCACACGTCGCGCGGCACGATCAGTTTCGACGGGTACTCATGGACGGGGGTCGGATCGCTGGCGTCATTTGCCGCGCCGGGGGAAACGTTCGGTCTGGGCGTGACGAACGCGACGATCCGCCTGATCGGGGCGTTCAATGCGGTTATGGATCACAAGGATCAGGCGGTTAAAAACCGCGCAGGCACGATCTATTTCGGCGCAACATCGGAACGCAACGGGGCCACACTAACCGGCGCGCCGTTTGCGATCTTTGCCGGAAACATGGACGCCACGAAAGTTGTCGTCAATGACGATGGCCCGAATGTGAATTACGCGCTGGAGCTAACTCTTGGCAGCGGGACGGGCGCGCGGGCCAATGCGTCCTTCTCACACACAGCCGAGGATCAGGCGTCAAAGTTTCCCGGCGATACATCCGGGCGGCACGTTCAATTCGCCGGACCGAACGCTCGCAACAGCCCGTGGCCGAACACATGACGCCGGACCGCGTTCTTGACACCATTG